AGAACAAACAGTATAAACATTAAGACCACTAGGGAAAGCAATTTGATTTAAACAATTTGTAATAAAATCTAATGTTTTAATTGGACTAAATTTATATTGCATTCCACTTTCTACAAATGGATAAGGGAAATAATCTAATATTCCTAAACCATCAATTGCATCAAATCTTAATTCTTTTCTTCCTGTTGTAAATAGATATTGAACATTATCACTTAATGCCCATCCAGTCCAAATAATTGTTCCATCTATTTTTAGTTTAACTAAATATTTTCTATCATTTAAAGTAACAAAGTTTGGCTGATTATTTACATCATCAGTTATATCCATAATTACGGATAATTGACTTGCATATATAGATTCATAAATATCATCCGATTTTGGGATATATTGCAAATTAACTGAAACCGCATCGTATTCAATTACATCTTCTACAACTTCATCTATGTACATTTCAACTATTGAAATAGTATCATTTTTAGTTGCACTTGTTAATTTGTATTTTAAATTGTATGCCATATTTAGAATCCTCTACGAAGGTTTAAAGATGAGTTTGAACGATTTATAGCTAATATCAAATCTTGTCCTTTTAGTACAAATTGACCATTACCTCCTGTGGATTGTCCACTCATTGCACCTGCGTTAAATGTTGAATTCATCATACCGCTTAATTTGCTTAAAGGCATTACTGCTTCAGGACCAGCTTCGCCAATCATTGAAAATGTTGGCTTATTCACTATTCCACCATTTGCAAATGGTACTACTTGTAAAAGTGTAAATAATAAATCAAAAAAACCTGAACCACCAGCTGCTGCACCTGTTTGTCCTGATGAACTTGTTTTCATACTATTTTGAATAGAAGATAAAATTTGTGCTTTTAATATCGCAAAGCCTAATTCCTCTATAAATTTCATTAATGAATCAGTAAGTGCATCAAAAACACTTTGACCACTTTGTATTGCATCCCAAGTGCTTCTTAATGCTCCTGTAATATCATTTGCCATTGTATTTGCAAAATCTTTAGCTGCTTCTTTAGATTTTTTCCACCCATCAACTGATTCTTGAAATAATAATTTTTCAATTTCAATATCAGGCATTAAATTTTTAGTAAGATTTTCAAGATATAAACCTAATGTATTATCTCCTTTGAGTATTCTATCATACTCACTTTTCATATCGGCTTTTTTCTTACCTGTTACCGATGTTTCTTTATCACTATACATTGGTATTATTTCTTGCTTACCAAGTATTCCACTAGCATTATCTCTTAATCTTTTAGATATTTGTAATTCAAGATTTAATTCTTTATTTAACCCATCATATGCTTTTGTTAATTTATCAACTTCTTCTCCATATGTTGTTGTATGTGTTATAGTTTTTTCTATATTTGAAGCCATTTTATTAAATGTATCAGATATGTTTTTATACATTTCTAAATTAGCATTTGATTTTTTAGCAATTGCTTCAGAACCTAATGCTTCACTTAAACTTAAAACTGGTACACCTGTAAACTTTGATAATAAACCTGTTCCAATAGTTTCTCCAATACCCATTGTAGATTTAACAGCACCTTTTGGATTGAATATTGCTTCTTGTGCTTTAAATGCTTCTTCAGCAGATTTTTGTATTGCTATGTTTGCTGCAGCTCTATATAAAGCTGCTTGTACATATTTATCTTTATTTGCATTGTATATCTTCTCTGCTTCGTTTATGTCTTTAGTATTACCAGCAGTAACACCTAATGATTTATTATAATCATCTAATACTTGTTTTTTAGTTCTTGTTCCTTTATGAAATTCTTCAAATGCAACTCCTAAATTTTGCATTTCTACATATGCCTTTACAAAAGCATCCTTTGAAGCTGAAAAAGTATCATTTAATGCAACTAATTCTTTTCCACCTGATGATAAACTAGCAAAAAACTTGCCTATATCATCTCCAAATTTTAATAAAATAAATGTTAATGCAGATAAAGCAACACCAAGTCCTGCTGGACCCATAAATGCTTTTTTTAGTTCTTCAGTAACTGAACTATTTTCTTTTGTTTTGTTTCCTAATCTTTGGAATGATTCTAGTAAAGGGTTTAAGTTATTAGCAATACCCATAAACCCATAATTCAAGTCTTGTAAAACACGACCTGAATTTATTAAAGCCTGATTAGCTTCATTAGATGCAGAACCTACTTTTTTAAATTGAGATTTTAACCCTTCGGTGCTTTTAATAACATCTTGGATAGATTGTATTGCCTCTTTATTATCTGCGGTTATTATTACCTGTAAAGTTTCTGCCATCTTATTTTAATTTACTCCATATAATTTTAATGTCCGCTTCAATTGGTCATCCGTTAAGTAAACCTTTTCTTCTTGTTCCGTTTCTATATCATCAATCAATGGTAAATGCCAAAATGCTTTTAATGATTTGGGTGATTTTTCAGCAGTGTTACTTAAATATACAATATAGGCAAGGTTTCTAGTCCTTGCCCATTTGTTTAACTCTTGTTTTTCTTTACCCATTACGATAATAGAAAAGTCTTTCCAAGTCATTTCCCAAAACTCATTGGGTCTTATATTGCATTCAGCAGCTTTAACTAAAATATCATCCCAATTTAGCTTTGTTAGGCTTTTTTTTTTCCTCCTTTGTATTACCTTTTATATTTAATACAGTTGTTGAAACTATATATTTGACATAATCAATAATTTGTCCATCGGTTTGGAAAATAGAACCTACTTCATCAATCCAATCACAAGCATCATTTTCATCATATTCAATACTTTCTTTATTACTTACACAGGCTGATTTATAACCTATATAAACCAATTTGATTATTATATCTAAATCAAATTGAGTATTGCTTAATAATTCAAAATACTTGTCTATTGTGATATCTTTAGCGTTGCAAAATTCTCGCATCGACCAAGTACCCCATTTTAATTGAATTGTTTTGTTGTTTAGTTTTAATTCAAACATATTTTGGTTGTTGTTTATGCAGTTTCAGTTTGTGTTAAAGGCGGTGTAGTTACTACAAAAGTTGCAGTAAATTTAACATCATCTTTATCAGCAGCATTCACTGTAAAGTTACTAATGAAAACACTACCTGAATAAGTAATATCTCCACTTGTAGGTGTTGCTTTACCCATCTTCATTGCGAATGATGTTTTAGCAGCGTGAGCAGCATATAATTGTTGATAAGAATCCTTACTAGGAGTCCCTGTTTCATCAATTGCAAATCCTTCGCCTGAAAAACTTTGGCTAAAAGAAGGTGCTGGAGTAAATGAATTACCACACTTTGAAGTTGCATCAATTGTGTCGTTAGTTGATGTAAATGAGTTAGATGTAAGACAAGCAACTGGTTTAAAGGTGCTATCTCCATCAATGTCGGCTAAAAGGATATAGTCCCTGCCTGATACTTTAGTTTCTGCCATTTTATTTAATTTTGAGTTATTATTATATTATAAGTTATTAATGTTCTAAAAACGTTATCCAAAGGGTTTAAACCATCTATATTTCTAATGCTATCAACATAAACACTTGATGAATAAAACCCATTGCTTAAGGTTATAATAGTGTTTGAATTAATTGCAGTCAAAACTAAATTGCTTATTGTTTCGGCTCGTTTATAGCCAAAGTTAGCACTTTTTGTAACAATGTCAACTATGATAGAAACCGAATTTGTATAACCTGCTTTGCCTTGTTCTTGCATTGAACTTCTTCCATCTAAAATGATATATTCATTTGGAGCAGAATCAGGTGCTATTCCATCATAAACAGGCAAATTTGTAGCACTTAACAAATTGGTATAAAACCATTTCTTTATTTCTATATTAGGATTTAGCATTTAATAATCTTGTTAAACGTTTAAATAATTCAGGTTTCTCTGCTTCATAAGCTGGTATCAAATAAGGTTGCGGTCTAATTCCGTTTCTTAATATTTTAATTGCTAAAAATCTAGCTAGTTTTTCATCTTCACTTTTTCTTGTTTTTGCCGAACCGCTTCTTTTTATTTTACTAGCTTTTTTAGTAGATATGTCATATGCCGTAGCTTGATATGTTCCAGCTAGACCTTTTCTTTTAACCCAAAGTGTTAATGCTACAATAAATTCTTCCATAGTACCACCACTTTTACCTTTAAATTGAGCAGCAAATGATTCATAACCTGCTGGTATTGAAACCTTACCACCTGTACCAAATTCAACATAAGCACCATATTTTGCATCTACAATAACCCTTCCTGTTAGTCCATTTATAGTAGATTCTGAATGAATGCTTTGTCTTAATGTACCTAAATTGACAGGTGCATTTCTTTTAGCATCACGTTCAATTTTCATTGTAGATGCACTTATTTCTTGTGCAACCCCTTTAGTGAGGTCATTTTGGAGTGTCTTTAACCTTTTAGTTAAATTATCCATACCACTTAAATTAAGTACAAATCCTGCCATTAGTAGTACATTTCAATTTCATAAAATCTAAACTGATTTTCAACATCCTTAATAGAATGAATAGTATATCGTTCCCCTTCCACTTCTAATTGGTATGTATCAGTTATGTTTACATCATAACGAATAAACAACTTTGCTGACCTTGTAAATGTCAATTGTGCTTCTTGCAATGCTCTTGATTGTGCTTGTGGTCTAAAGTCTCCAAATACAACTCCT